TCCTGCTTGACTTCTTCTACAGCAAACGGTTTTACTAGCTTGCTACCTGTTGAAACAGTTCTCGTGTTTCTCTTCATATTAGCTTGCTTTTTTATACGCTTGCTACGTGCCAATCTCTTGGCTTGTTTTGTTTTTGTTAAGTGCATTTGCACCTCCTGTTTTTGTGTTTAAAAAGAGAACCCTGCATAGGACTCGAACCTATGTAAACTCCAAGCAGGGTTTATTATATAATATACTAAGCCTGAATCTCCACTCCTCGATTAGGCTTGACAAAGAGCCTGTTATAGCCTGTTGCGTCTTTGATAGGCATAGTCGGTATTGACCCCCAAGGATTCATCACCTGAAAGCAATCGAACTTGTACGGGTTGTACTTCACGGGTAGACTTGTCATCGCATAGGGTAGCATATTAAAACCAACTCTGTCCCTGTCGAAATCGACTACGCTGTTTTCATTAATAGAAAACTCTATAAATGCGTGCACGTTCTTGCGTTGCTCTTTGATGACTTTATCTCTGCCTCGCTTGTTGACAATAAACTTCAGGTTGTCGACGTTCTCCAAGCTGATGTATTGAAAGTAACCAATCACTCTCCATCCAAAGCCTTTGAAATATCCTTGCAAAGAATAAGTCTCTCCTGACTTGTGAAGATTCCTGTAAAATCTGAACCTAGTTGGTGTCTTCTCTCGTTGCTGTGCAACACAAGAAAACCACTCTCTCCACTCGATTCCTGTTCCAAAAAACTGCCATAGTAATTTACTCATTGTACTCTCCTGCTGTTGTTAGTTGAAAAGATTCTATCCAAGTATGCTGATTGAAGAACCACTTCATCGACAAGCCTATCTCGTCAAAGAAAGTCTGTTCTTTCTCCCAAGTTGTGTTATTATCTTTGAAGTAAGCATCTAGGCAAATGTTCATATCTGAACTACCAATCTCCTCTGCATAAGCAAAGAAATCTTCGTAGTGCTCGCCATAGCCTCTGTATAGTTCGTCTAAATGTGGATGCTTTATAACTATATCAAAAGCTAACATCATCCACTTGTCAAGTATGTTTTCCATAATAGAAACCCTTTCGTGTTTTTGTGTTATTTAATATACGCATAGTGCGTAGAGGGTCAGGGAGGAATCGAACCTCCCTCTTGAACCATTGACCCTTGTGGCGTACTCGTCGGTTACTTCTTGTCGCCTGTGACTATGAAATTAACTGCTTTCATAGCCTGACCTATAGCGAAGACGATGTCTTTCTTGTTGTTCGCTAAACCCTTCTTCCAAGAGCGAAGATAAGCACCACTATTCTCTAGGTCGACACTTGTCTCTGTGCCAAAGAAACTAGATAATACACAAGCACCTATCTCAGCAACAAACTCTTCTTTGCTGTAGTCGGCTGACCCGTGCATATGATTACTATACTCTTTGAATCTCTTGAGCCTAGATTTGTGACCTGTTGAGTGAACCATCTCGTGAAAAGCTACCCTGTAATAACTTTCGATTCTTGGGTATTGCTTTTTAGCAGGAACAACTATCGCATCTCTTGATGGAGAATAATAAGCATCATTGCTCTCTATCTTCTCGTCGGTAAGACCACCTCTGAGTTGAGGAATATAAGCATCAATCACTTTCTGAGCCTCTTTGCATACTCGGTTGATACGAGCCTGCTCTTCTTTCTTCGTCGGCTTTTTTACTTTCTTAGGCTTTGCAGGTCTGAACTTCTCAGGGACACCGTCAGCCCAATCGGCTTGGTCAAGATTCCATACAGCAGAAGAGTACATCTTGATAGATGTTCTTATCTTCTCTGATTCGCATTTCGTACAAGGCTGTTTCTTGCCCTTCACGTAGACAATAGCACCCTTACACTTGGTACAATCGTCTTGACCTTTGACGACAGGAATGAAATCCCACTTGAGGACATAGACACCCTTCTCGCCTTTGCGAATCTGACCACCTGATTTTTTGATACCGAGGTAAGTTCCCCAATATTGGTTCTTGTACTGTTCTTGATTAGCTATTATAGATAATATTAAGCTATTAAAACCCTCGTACAACTTCCCTGAGGATAGGGATTTTTGGACACCTGCTACTAGATTGCCCTGAGCATTGAGTGACACGTCCCAAGGTTTATGCCAAGGTACTTGTCCCTTCTCCATTGAATCGAGAATAGGTTTACATACTCTGTCGATATGCTCTTGCTCTGTGATTGGTGTGAACTTCTTTTTGAATTTAGCCATTATAGACTCCTTTTTCTGTTTTTGTTTTGTGTGTTAACTTGTAAAAATTTGGTAGCTAGGTAAGGTTGCGAACCTCTCGTAATTCTCTCAGAATCCTAGCTATTGGTAAGATGACATTTGAACTCGTCCTTTCCCCGTCAACCGTTCACTCTAACAATTCCACCAACCTCCCTAGGTAAACCGTGCATCAAATTCTAAGTATTGATTTGGATTCCCATAAATTGTATGTCGTGAGGGTCTCGAGAAATCGTATTGGATTTGCTCGTCCTCTATTCGATGTGCTACCCCTTGGGACACTCGTTGATTAAACTGTCCCCTCTCGTACTCGGAGTGACCGTCTGTCTTATGGGTCTTTGGTAACTCGTTATTCGTTGTAAACTCGTTACCGACCCTCGTGTAGTCTCGAGAGAGGAGCGTAAAATCTAATTGTCAAAAACTCTTGAAAGCCTGCCAAATTCTAAGTATCGGCTACCGTGGCGATGGCATAACTTATATTAGTTAAATTTGTTAAACAAGTAAAACTTTAATAAAAGTATAAAATAATTGCATTTGTCGACGAGAAAAAATCTAATGACAAAAGTGATAAATTGCTTAACATTCTATATAATGACAGCAAAAACTAACCGAAATTGGACGCAGTAAGGGCAGGAATTTTTTTATGAGTAAGACCAAGAATACTAAATTTAGCAAGGGTAAATCAGGAAACCCGTCAGGAAAGAACGCATCTAACTTTGGCGAGATGATACGTAAACACCCTAAAACATTGGACTTAGTGCAGATGTGCTTTGACATAGCCCTTGACCCTGAGCACAAGAATCAGATGAGAGCAACCTCTCTTTTAATGGACAGAATCGCACCTCAATTAAAGGCTACAGAGATGAAAGTTGAGGCTACTACGACGAGTGGCGTGATAGTTCTACCGTCCAAAGAGAAAAGGGTAGGAGCGAGTGAACCTGCTGTCAATAGTAAGGTTAAGAATTGACCTTGCCCCGTCTACAGCAAAGTTGCACATAACATATATTATGTATAATTGAAAGAGTTCACCGAGGAAAAAAAATAAATGGTCACACGCAAAAAAAGTAAAATGAGACCCCCAACCGAGGGACGACGTGCAGTACGTACTCCTAAGTCTAGTCTTTTTTTTACAAAGGCAGAGTGTGGGCAAGTATACACCCCCAACCCGGATTCTACGAATTTTAGCTACCCCCTAGTTGTGAGATATATATATGAATGAAAAACAAACCTTTATAGTGGTAACCACTTTAGGTATCGTTTCTTTAATGCTTTTATTATACATATTGGTTAGCATTGGGTAGTGATTACAATCCACAGACAGCGAGGTCTTTCAAATCAGGGTTGGTTGACGATAATCTCAGTTTCCATATTAATATTAAGTGGCTTTTACAAATTTTTACTGCCATTGGTCTTGTTGTGTATGGATACGTACAAATTGAAAATAGAATTGCAGACCTTGAGTCACGAATGGAATTTGCTAATACCCAAATTGAAGAACTTATATCCAAACATATTGTAGAGGAAAATGCTAAAATGACAGCTTTAGAAGAACAGTTAAAGTGGTATCAGAAGGAATTAAATCTTAATCCACTTTCTAAGTGGCGTAAAAAGAAATGAGCGACAATGTTATTTGGACACCCCACGAAGGACAGCAAACTAAGGCTCTTTCGGTGGATGCTCATACGGTCTTGTATGGTGGTGCAAGAGGAGGGGGTAAAACTGAAGCAGGACTTGCTTGGCTTATTGAACCACAATACCTTGACAATCCCCAATTTCGTGCGTTGGTTCTTAGACGTAATTATGACGACTTACGTGATTGGATTGATAGGGCTAAGTTCTTTTATCGTTTTCTTGATGTTCAAACTGTTGGTAACCCTACCGAGTTTCGTTTTCCAAGTGGTGCGAAGTTTAGGACGGGGCATCTATCAGAAGATACAGCATTTCAGAAATACCTAGGACACCAATACCATAAATTACTTATTGAAGAGGTCACACTTATTCCAAATGAATTAGATTATGAACGTGTCACATCCTCCGTCCGTTCACCCCACCCCGAAATGCCTCCTAGGATTTTTCTCACGACTAATCCCGGGGGGCAGGGGCATAATTGGGTTAAGAAAAGATTTGTTAAAGACCCTAATGAGATAATTATAGGTGGAAATGAACGTACTCAAGTGTTTATTCCATCTACTATATATGATAATCCTACATTAGTAGAGTCTGACCCCGACTATGTAAAGCAGTTAGAATCTTTACCTGAAGAATTGCGTAAGATGTGGCTGTTAGGAGATTGGGATGTGTTCCAAGGTCAGTTTTTTAGTACATTTAATAGAGCAGAACACGTCGTTGACCCCTATGAAATTCCCGAGTCTTGGTACAAATATCGTTGTATTGACTATGGTTACCGTGCCCCTTTCGCTTGCCTTTGGTTTGCAGTAGATTTTGACCAAAACGTCCACGTATATAGAGAACATTACGAGGCAGGTCAAGAATTACACTACCATATAAATAAAATTAATGAATTGTCAGGCGACGAGGATTATATGGCTACAATAATTGACCCTTCCACATATATAAGCAACCCCCAAAACACGAATAGGTCTGACATAATAGCCCCCTCAAATCAATCTATAGCTGATATAATGCTATTTAAGGGGATACCTACTATGAGAGCCAACAACAATAGGATGTCAGGTTGGAACTTAGTACGTGAATATTTGCACGAAACAAATACAAAGGACAAAAAGGGTGGCGATATTAAAATCTTTAAGAATTGTAGTAACTTAATTGAGGAATTTGCGACAGCTATCTATAGCAAGTCTAAACCTGAAGATTTAGATACAGACGGAAGTGACCACGCCTTGGATAGTTTGCGTTATGGTTTAATGCACCTAGGTAAGCCTCACTTAGTAAAAGAAAAGACTTGGATAGAAAAAGAGATTGCTCTTTTGCAAAAAGATGAAAATACTTATACAGGACTAGCATAATGATGCCAAATGGCTAAAGAAACATATAAATGGAATCCCGAAAAAAACGAATGGGATTTAAGCATTGATTACGATAGTGAAGAAACTAAGGAAATATCTCGCTTAGAAAAGCAGATGATTGACTCAGGAGAGGATGCCTGCAAGCAATTTGAGCATTCTTGGAACGAAATATTTTTATTAAAAGCAACCTCTGAGGCTACAGATTTTCAGACATCTGATATAATAGCAGGGGGAATTAAATTTGCAGAGGCATAAATAATGGCGACATATACAGGAAGTGAACCTAAATCAGATTATCAACCAACAGCAGAGCAAGATGCAGTAATAGCTAAGGTAACTGCTATGTTCGAGTTAGCTAGGGAACATAAAGAAGAGATGTACAATGAGTGGCGAGAGGCTGAGGCTTTATATCACGGACACCATTGGGAAGGGGTTAATATGCCTCAATTTAGGAATAAGATGACTATAGACCTTATTGGTAGTGCAATAGACACAATGATACCAATTCTTAATTCTCAACAACCTAAATTAGATGTAATGGCTGTCGGAAACGACCCTATTGACTATAAAATGGCTGATACTTTACAGGCTGTGATGGATGAGTTTTGGCAGTTAAGAGATATGCAGAACTTAGTGTCTGAACTTTTATTGGATTACTTAGTATATGGAACAGGCTTATTAAAGCTGTCTTATAATCAATATGATGATTTACCTGATTGCGATATAGTAGACCCTTACACATTCTTTGTTAATCCCTCAGCTACTAAACTAGAAAATGCCGAGTGGGTTATCTACGCATCCCCTACACCTTTATATGAGATTAGAAAGATGTACCCCGAGTTAGGACAATTTGTAAAAAGCGACAGGGAATTAGAAAACTTTAAAGCCCATAAAACAGTTAGAAGAGATGGCGAAGAATCCGTTGTATCTGTGACTAGCGATGAGGGAACTGACTTATATAAATCAAAAAGTCAAGCATATAGAGACCAAGAAGAAAGCGTATTGTTTATAGAGTGTTATATGAGAGACAATACTAAAGATTATATGTCTTCTGAAGAGAACAACGATGAAGACAAAGACCCTAATAAAGAACGTAGGGGTGTTAGAAAGATATGTATAGCAGGAAATGTTTTACTTTTTGATGGAGATACAAAGTATCCTTTCTTTAATCAAGAAAATCATATCTCCCATCCATTCCCATTTATTCATATGAAAAATTCGGGCTCTGCCCATCAGTTTTGGGGTAGACCTGAACCACGTAGGCTAAAGCATTTAAACCTCGCCCTAGACCGTATTTCAAGCCAAGTAATGGACAATGTACATCTTATGGCTAATCCGATGTGGGTAGTAGACCAAACAGCAGACGTGCAAGACCAAATCAGTAATATGCCGGGGCAAATAATTCGTAAAAGAGGAGCAGGTCAAGTTAGTATGCAATCCCCTGCGAGTATGCCTAACTATGTATTTAATCTATATAATATACTGTTAGATATGTTTGAGTCTGTGAGTGGAGTTAACAAAGCTACACAAGGTAAAGCAGACACCAATGTTACATCAGGTGTCCAAGCACAGCTATATCAAAAAGCAAGTAGTAGTAAAATTGATTATAAAGCTAGAACAGTAGAGGGAGCGTTGCAATTATTAGGTCAGATGTGGCTGACAATGTTTAAACAGCTTGGCACGAAATTTGTTAATATTCCTTTTCAGCATTCTTCAGGACGTATGGAGTTTAGAAGTGTTGTAGGGATGTTATTTAAAGAGAAAGATATAATGGTTAGAGTTAGAGTTGGCTCTACCTTGCCTGAAAACAGGCAGTTTGCAGAGAATAAAATAATGCAATTAGCCCAAATGGGTATAGTAACCGACCCGGAATACATAATACAGAACTTAAATATGCCTGATAAAGAGAATCTATTAGCTAAAATGGAAGAGCAGAAAAAAGAATTGGCTAAAGCACAGCAGGCAGAGGCAGAGGCACAAGCTAAAATGCCACCTGATTTAAGTGGTTTTGGTGCAAATAAGGAAGAGATGATGAAGAATTTAAGGTCTAATCCTGCAATGATGTCTCAGGCGAAAGGTACGCTAGAAAATTAATATGACAAAAAGTTTTTACATAATAAAATAGGAGAGTTAATTATGTCAAATGACACAAAAGAAATAGTTTTAGAAGATGGTGAGTACGGTGTTCAACTTACGAGCGACCAAGTAGAATCGCTGTATCTTCCCGATGAGGAAGATGTACCGAAATTCGAGTCTGCTCCCGAACCTACTGTCGAAAATAGCGAAGAAACTGCTACTGCTGAAACAGCGACTCAGGAAACTGAGCAACCAAGTGAAGAAGAAAGTGTTTCTACTGAAGAAGTCTCAGAAGAATCTCAAGTCTTTGTTTACAATGACAAAGAGTATTCTAACGATGACTTAACTCTTGCTATTGATGCTCTACAGAATAGGGACGAATGGCAGAAGTCTAATACTCAAAAGGCTCAGGAAGTTTCAGAAGAACGAAAGAAGTTAGATAATCTAATGGAAAGAGTTGTTACTTTAACTGAATCAGATGAAATAAAAGAGATGTTAGGTTCTGACCACGATTTATTCAAGAGCGTTGATGAATACAAGGGGTTGCCAAAACAAGAACAGGAATCTATTGACGAACCTGATGTAAAAGATGACCGGGTAACTTTATTAGAAGATAAGATAATGAGTATGGAGGCTGAACAGCAAGTTGACAAAGATATTGCCAATTTAATTGTTAAGCATCCTGAATTGCAAACTAGCACAGAGGCGTTGAATGATGTCTTGGAGATTGCAATAGAGAAAAACTTATCTTTGGAAGATGCCTATGTCTTTGCAACAGCAACGTCTAACGGAGAGTCTGCCTTGATAAAAGCAATACAATCGGTAGAAGAGGCAAATGCTCTGAAATCTCAACCCGAAATTAAGCCCTCAGGAAAGGGAAATGTAGAAAAACCAATTCCTGTAGGTAAAGATTTTGATGAAATAGCAGAAATAGCATTGACTCGATACAACATAATGGAATAATCGCTATTAACAAAGGAGTTTTATAATGGCAACAGGAAAAATAGCCGGCACAGGTGTAGCAAATTTTGTTTCGCTTGGTTCGCTAACAAAAGAACAGTATATCCCCAAAATGGTGGATAACATAAAGAAGAAGTCTGTACTTCTTAATAGGCTCTTAGGTAAGTCAAGACCTAATGCCTCAGGTAATCAAATACATCAACCAATAGAACACGCTGATAGTGCATCGCTAGGATTCTACGATGGATATGATGAAATGTCTATTGACCCGGGCGAGTTCGCTAAGAGTGCGAAATACGATTGGGCTCAAGCATACGCATCTGTATCTATTTCAGGATATGAAGAGCGTGTAAACGACAACCCGGAAAAGTTAGTTGACTTACTAGGTGCTAAAATGAAGAACGCTGAGAAATCTCTTACTAAGAAATTCTCTGATGCTCTTTATGGTGTAGACGATGAGAAGTTGGTCAATCTCCCTGAGATTGCATCAGCATCTGCAACCTTAGGTGGTTTAGCCCCTTCAGCCAATAGTTATTGGAAGGGTGCTTTTGTAGACGCTCACACAGATGCAACTGATAGAGCAATCGCAGGCGTAACAGCAGGTACAACTTCTAAGTTCGACGGACAATCAACCATCATTGATGAAGTATTCAGAAAAGGTTGGGAAGCTATGTCTAAGGACTCAGGCGACAAACCTTCATTGATAGTTTGTCCTCAGGTTGTATTTGATATGTACGAACAACACTTATCAGATAAGAAAAGAACACCTGATATGGGTGCAGGAGCAATGGCTGATGCCGGATTTATCGCTATGAAATATCGTGGCGTAGATTTGGTTGTTGACCCTTCTTGTCCTGCCGGGAAAGCATACTTCCTTAACGAAGAATATATGAGAATGGTACATAGTCGTAAGGCTAACTTTTCTTTCTCAGGTTTTAAGTCTCCTGTTACACAGGATGCTAAAACAGGTCATATTCTTTGGCAAGGTCAGTTGATTGTAAGCAACAGAGCAAAAGCTGTAGGTGAAATTACAGGTCTTGCTACTGATTACGATACAGCTATCCCTGCATCAGGTTCATAAGACTTAGTTCTTTGACAATTAGTATACATAAATATGGGGCTGTTAACTCAGCCCCATTCTGCAATGGCTAAGTCGCCTGCTTGGACAAGAAAAGCAGGTCAATCTAAGTCAGGTGGATTGAATGCTAAGGGTAGGGCAAGTTACAATAAGGCAACAGGTGGTAATTTAAAAGCACCTGTAACAAAGAAAAACCCAACGGGTAAGGCGAAGTCAAGACGAAAGAGTTTTTGTGCGAGGATGTGTGGTATGAAAAAAAGATTAACAAGTGCGAAGACAGCTAATGACCCTAATAGTAGAGTTAATAAAGCATTGAGAAAATGGAATTGTAGGTGTAAGTAAATGAGTTTATACGCAAATATTAACGCAAGAAAAAAGGCAGGAACTAGCAGGTCTAAAGCTAATTCAACAATTAGTGAAAAGAATTATAAAAATATGAAAAGTGGTTTTAAGGACAAGGGTGCTTATATGAAAAAGGCAAACGCAGGTTATTATCTAAAGGCTTTGAAAAAGAAAAAAGATATTGGTATGAAAGCTGTTGGGATTAGTTCATCTCTTACGGAAAAAACTTCCGGAAAAAAATCAGACGTAAAAAGTGTTGTAAGACAAAAGGACGGTAAGAACACTATGACGATAAGAGATAGTGACAAGAAAAGAGGAAGGTTTCACTTTACAAAATCCTCCACAAGTAAAAATGGTAAAAACGTCCATAGTAAAAAATCAATTAGTCTAAGTGGTAAAAAGGGAAAGTTTTATACACTTGGATATGAAACATATACAGATGATAAAGGTAAGAAAAAACGTAGGCTTACAAGAAGGGCGTAAATGAACGTATCTAATATAGCAGAGCAAATAAGATTAAGAGTTGAGGATAAGGATGGTGTTACATATACTTCTAATGACATTATATTAGCAATAGACTCAGCCAATCAACGTATAGGAGCATATTTAGATAAGAAGTATTTATCTAGGTTGCTACACGAACAAAAATTAAATACTTTTTTTGACCACAATGGTACTGCTATAGTAGAAGGTAAGTTACACACAGATAATCAGTTTTTAACAAATTATCAATATGCTTACCCTACTAATTTTCAAACTCCAATGAGTTCTAACACTCAAATTACTTTAACAGCAACTCAAAAAGCTAGTATATGGAAGGGGTATTTTTTATTAAGTGACTTAACTGAGAATACACAAAAGAATCAATTCGGATACGAGTTGTTATTTGACCAAATAGAAAGTGCTTATTTAATACCAAATGACCATACTAACTATGGTGCTAAGGTTAATGAAAGCATTGTTTGGATTCATTTAACTGACCAATTAGGTAGATATGAATTAGAGAATAGTTATATGTATACCCCTCAGGGAGAAAGCCCTGTATTTGTTAGAACATCAGAAACAAAAAGAAATGGAGAACACGAAGTAAAATATTTAATACTTCCTAAAGACCTTCCTATGTTTGGGGACATTCAACTTATCTATTATAGAAAACCAAATAAAATAAGCAACTTAGGAAATCAAGAGCCTGAGATAGCGAGCGTTGCCCACGATGCTTTAGTTTTTTTAGCGTGTGCAGAATTATTACATAGTGACGGAGAAAACCAAAGGTCTCAATCAATGCACCAAAAGGGATTAGAAATTATTGGTGCTTTAAATGCTAAGGTGGGCAATATGGATGTAACTAAAAAACAGAGTAATATTTAATGAAGTGGACAGAGTTAGTAGATAGAGTAGTTTTACAATTTGGTACTAATCCTCATAATAAAGCTATTGCAAGAAAGTTCTTAGAAGAAGGAGAGCGAGATTTAGCATACCACACTAAGGCTTATATAAAAGACAAGACTATTGTTTGTAATAATGATGACAATATGTTTGATATGCCTGCTGATTTTTTAGAATTAAAGTCAGCTATAACAGCTAACGAACATCAACTCCAACCTTACAGAGAACAAATTAATAGAATTAAAGGAGATGGAACTCAGGTAACGGGTACTCCTAGATATTATATGATAACCTCTCAGCAGTTAATATTAGTACCTCATCCTGATGAAGAGACATTAATAAACTTTCAATACATAGCACAGCCTACAGCAGTAGAGGCTAATAAAACTTATAAAAAAATAAATTACAAAAACCTAGACAATGGTTTTTTTCAACAAGGTGTAAAGGTTAAGGGTAGTGTTTCAGGTGCAACAGGCGTAGTTCATAGTGATAGAAATGATTTAAAGAATGGTACTTTAATATTAGGGGACGTTGTAGACGGTTCACTTACCCTAACAATGCAAACTCAAATAAATCAAAGTTCAAATTCTATAGTTATGACGGGGGACGGGTCTTTGTTTGGTATTGTACCATCAAACGGACATCTTTTATT